GGCCGGCGCCCTCGCCGCCAAAAATCCTACCGTGCTTGGAGAACTTGCGGCTGTGTCTACTAAGACGGCCGGAGGTACGGGAATTACTGACTACGCACGCCAGAAAATTGGGGATTGGCTTGGAGTCAATGAGACCAATGACTCAGATCGGACAATCAATGCTATTAAGCACGGAACTAAAGAGGGAGCCATAGCCGCAGGATTTGGTACGGTATTTAACGCGGGGCGTTACATTAAGATGGCCATAAAGGGCCGCCCGACCTTTACTGACCAGGAGGCCCAGGAATTACTTTCCGGGATGGGTAAATACCGGGACTTAGTAGACGAAATCAACAGAGGAAGTGATGTAGAATTCAAACCTCCGATCCATCACTTTGTAGATCCCAATCTACCTGCAGCTCAGATTGCGGAGAATCGATGGGAGGCCCTCGGTCGTTCATCTGATGAAGATATTCGCTATAAAGTTGCGCAAGCTCGTTCAAACGAGTTCGGAGCCATTCGTTCATATTTCTTAAAGATGAACGCTCCCAATCAAGCTCCAGGAATTCCCATGACAGCCGAAGGCCGAGCTCAGGCAGGCACGGGAGCTGCCCAAGCAATCCAAGAACAGATGGAAGCTCGCATGGCGCCTGTCAATGCCGCGGCTGCACAAGCAGAAGCTTCCGGTCGTCAGATTGCCTCGACGCTTCCGCAAGGAGTGTCTGGGACCATGCAAGATGCAGGACAGGTAGCCAGGGATCAGCTCTGGGCTCAGTCTCAGGCTTCAGCCCAGCATGTAGACGACGCGTATCGTAAGTTCAATGATTTCATTAATTACAACGCTCGCACGGGAACCTCTCCTTATACGGTAGAGATTCCTTTACGAGGTGACTTGGCTACGATTATCGACAAGTTCGGGAGGGATACCGTTACTAAAGAACTCAAAGGAGGCCTTCCCACCTTGACAGGCAAGGGGACAGTCAAGATAGACGTGGCTACGCTGGACCAGGCCGCTAAGAATATTAATGGCGCCGTGCGTGATCGGACCACAGGTGGGGCTAATGTAGACTACTCCGATGTTGATCTCATCGCTGCGCGAAAGAAGATCCTTAATACTCTCTCAGATTATCTCAGGAAAGGGAGTATGGATGGGACTCTGCCGGAAGAGACGTTTCGGACTTGGGTCGAAGCTCAAGCTGCCGCTAAGGCAGATGCTCGTTTGTTCCAGAGAGGATTTCTCAAGAAGTTTCTTGAAAAAGATGAGGCGGGGCAATGGGTTATCAACGATCAAGATGCACTCAGTGGGATCCTTCAGGGTAAAGATAACGCTGCCGCCAGCCAGTTGTACGGGATGGTTAATCAAGATCCTGTCGCTATGCGGGAGATTAAGAAGGTTCTCTTTTCTCTGTATGAGAAACACGCTCTTTTAAATGGACTGCCATCTACCAAATTACATAATGAATTTATGGCTTCGGATAACTATGGACCTATCATGGATAGGTTCTTTAAGAACGAAGACTTTAACAAGTTAAATAGTTTCAAAGATGTTGCCGATTCCCTCCTCAAAACAGCGGAGGATGCGAAGATCATGCAGGCTAGACTCATCAAAGATTTTGGAGGTAAGATAACTCGCTGGAATCCAGAAGATTTAGTTCAGAATGTCTTGTCCAAAAGTCTTAAGTCGTCGGAAGTTGCCAAACTCTACACCATCGCTAGTAAAAAGCCGGGAGCCTTGGACGACCTGAAGAATGGTATTGCGAATGAAGTTCAGATGCGTCTGTTCCCCCGTGGAGTCGAAGGTGGTATAGATCTGGGCGCGCTGGGTACGATTGTCGATAAGTACGGTAATAATATTCGAGTGCTTATGGGACCCGAGTACTTAAACTCATTGAATACGCTAAAAAGGACAATACCAATGTTAGAGAGGAATCCTGCAAAATTCGGAGATCCTCCAGTGATGACCCGGCTGCAAAGTGCCCTTCGAGTCCCTGCCGGTGTGATGAGTCCTGAAGGCAGGTTGATGACATTCCTTGGAGTCCTCCGTGGGCGTAACAACCCTGCGCAAGTGTGGGAGGCTTTAACCGACCCTGCCGAACTTGAGAAGCTTGCCAACAGAACGCGCATTGCGGTCGAGCGCACGCGTATTGCTGGAGTGGCTGGCGCTGTGGTTGGAGAGGAGTACCGTAATGATTAGCGAAGCTGGAATTGCTAGACTGAAGCGACACGAAGGTTTCCGTAAGGATATCTATAAGGACAGTGTAGGAATTGATACTTGGGGTTATGGTTGGAATCTGTCTACCGGCATCACAGAGCCGGTGGCGGCATTTGCTCTTGCTGCCAAAGTAGAAGCAATAGAGCAAGAATTACTATCCACATTTGACTGGTATCCAAATCTTACTCAAGTTAGAAAAGATGTCATATTGAACATGTGTTACAATATGGGGATAGCGAAATTTAAGACTTTCATCAATACTATCAATCTCATCGCCGCAAGTAAACATGAGGAAGCATCGGTGCAGATGCTGAAGAGTAGGTGGGCTGAGCAAGTCGGTAATAGGGCGAAGGAGCTTTCTGAGCTCTACCGTAGAGGATAACATGGGTATCTGGGATATAGTACTTGGTCCGGTTGTTGACATAGTTAAGACATACCAGGATAACAGGACTAAAGAGAAGCAACAGAAGGCTGAAATAGATTCAGCCCTACAAACAAAAAAGCTTGAGCAAATCTCCCAATCGGCAGATTACGCCCAAGCTTTCCGTATGGCTCAGGTCCAGAATGCCGGCTGGCGGCCGGGTTACTGGACTATTGTACTATCGCTACCTGTTGTTATGTGCTTCGTTCCTAGTCTGACTCCCTACGTTAGTCAAGGCTTTGCAGCCCTAGCGACGACTCCAGAATGGTTTCGGTATTTTCTGGGAATTGCGGTGACGTCTGCATTTGGTTATTCTGCTGTTGATAAAGCCTATGAATGGTGGAAAGCTCCGTAGAAAGGACTTTAATATACCAGTCCTGCTGACGGATTAATCCTTGTAGTTCAGAAATCTGTCTCTTGTANTNAATAAGCCGCCNATCNTACTNGGCGGCTTTTTTATTGCTCAAAGAATTGCACTCAACTTCCGGGTATCCGGCTTAACACATTCTACATAGATCTTGGCAGGTTCCGGAACCTTGGGAATAGTAGCCAGCTTAGTCTGACAAGCTTCCATGGAATCGAATCCTAGAGCCCGAACATCCAGAACTTCTCCAGTGTTGAAGTTATACAAGATAGCTAACAAGATTACCTTAATCATTTCAGTATCTTAATAGATCTAATCATTCCACTCGGAATAAATCCATGTCTCCCGGCATCGGCAATATTAATATCATCGTCTAAAGCCATACTGCCAGATAACAGAATACCTTTCTTGGTGTGCTGGACCACATAGCCCATCGAAGCACATGGCGCGGCATCGACTGTCTTAGTGGGCGGAGACATCCATCCAGACCGACTCCAAGCATCTCCCCAGATCACTTCAACCTTCAATCCAACTTTCTTGTAACGTGATGCCGGCTTTCTCTTTAATGACCGAGACCCACTGCGTGAACGTTTCGTCGTGCTCATTGTGATCTAATCCTTCTGCGTGCTGCCACTGGTGAACCATTTCATGGGCCACAGTGTCTCGAAGATGTCCAAGACTGCCACGGTTAAGCACCCCACTAACAAAGATAGCACAGTTCTTCCTCGTGTCTGAGGGTCGCCAAACAAACTTGCCAAAGTTACGACGATCCCTAGTGATACGAAAATACGGTTCTTCAAGTTTACCGTCGAAGATGAGGACATTAAGTTCCGCCCATATCTTTCTTACGAGGGAGATGGACACTCCCTTGGCCGCTTTGTTTGAACTCTTCACACAGGTTAGCGATCAGCTTCTCCGTTAGATTCTTGTCAACTGGATTACCAGACAGTATCTGCTTAGCAATAGCCTCTGAGAGGCTCACGTTCTCTTTGTTATTATTCAACCTTTATAACCTCTATGCCGGCTTCTTCGGCCAGCTTAATCATATTGGCAGTTCCATTGCCTCCAGGAAATGCGACTACTTTCACAGGGTTCAGCATAAGCATCCATGTATTTCTTATGTAGCCCGCCTTTTTACCGTAAAATGTCCAGTGTGCATCTACAGTCGCACAAGGCACTCCATTCTCCCTGGCCCAATCTGCAGCGAGAGCATCGGCACCAGTAGCGCCGCCCTCTATTACAAATGATGGGTTTATAGAATCTAGAACCCTATAAACGGCATCTTCATCTTCATATCGTCTGCCTCCGCAGACTAGGACTCTCATGCTGGGACCTTCTTCTTGGTCCCGTCACTCCATGCGCCGCAATCCTGGCAATGCAGACGGACTACTGTAAACATCTTAGTCCTACGCTTCCCGCGCCTCTGTACGTGATTACTGCCACATGTAGCACAATGATCCCCGTTGTCCTCAATGGCCACATCAGGATGGTTCTTGACCCAGGGACGGAGCTTCTCGTACACCTTTTCTAGTAAGAGAACATCTCCTATGTTGTACTCTACCATGTTGTCCCAATCTTCCTGATTCCCCGCCAGCACCCCAATCCAAAGACTGAAGCCGCTGTGGGATACTTTCTCCCCCACTTTCAAGAACTTAGCTACAAACTCTAGCTTGTTACTGGCCAGTTTAAAGCGACCCTTGGCCGTGCGGTACAGATCAATCTGCTTCTGGGGAGGAATAGGATCTAGATTGTACTTAACGAACTCATTGTTCAGCATAGGAATATCGAACTTGAGTCCGTTGTACGTGATAACGGCGTCCGCCTCAGACATAAGTTTATGGATCTTGCGGACCATATTCTTACGCCCAGTCTGCTCAGTAACGCAAACTAAACTTTCTTCATCCCCGTACCACTTAGCGGACCAGCACAGAGTACGTCCGTGTTCCTTTAGCTGGACAGGCGCGACGTACTGATTCCACGTACCCCAGGTATAAGATATGTGGGGACTAGTCTCAATATCCAAGATTAATAATTTCACTTGATCTCTTCCATATATGTTTTTGTTAGACCGAGGATGGCCCCTGAGTTGAGCGCCATATCCTCCAGACCAAATGTAATCCCCACATCATCGTTATGAATAGTGGCCAGTACTTCCTCCACGAAAGCAACTAGATACCGCTTATCAGAATCACTTAGTTCCATCACGCTCTCTCAACAGAAGCTCAAGTCGAGCGAGTGCGTTCCATGCCGCCATCGCCGCATGTAGACGGCCACTCTCTGGATCGACGGGTCCGTCAATAAATTCTCCCGTAAGGTGTCGATCAAGTGCATCGCTGTATCGGGAGAAACCGTCCCGTACGCGCCGCCAGTTGATATCGTTATACGTAAGGTCGTACTTATTGGCTCCATATGCACTGATATCTGAGACTGCAAGCAGCGCTCTAGGAAAGTATTGACGTAATCCTTGCCAAACAGGCGGCTTTCCATTGTCTAGCTTTTTACCTGGAGCCACGACTCCGGGATCTGCTTGATGCAAAACTTTATCTTGTTGTCCGATGCCCAATCCGAATACCTCTTTTCTTTATTTCTAGTTATTTTATTATTGGCTCCGAATAGCATACGGAGATCAATGTCGGGATGTTGTTTCCTAATAGCTTCCAGCTTAGCCCGATCAGCGCTGGTCAGCCTGCCCTTTACTTCAAGCCGGATACCGTTCTCCAATACAAAGTCGGGAGTATAGTATCGTCGCTGGTATACTTTGGTAGAACCGCAGTTGCATATCCCCCGTACAACTATCCTGCGGTATTCCAGCTTCTCGGGCTCGTATTCGAAGCCTATACCTGACTTCTCTAACTGCTCGAATACTTCCCTCTCAAGCCCGCTGCGTAGGGGCTTCCAGCGCGCCTTCTTTTTCTTTGCCATTATTCTTCTTTATATATCTCTTATGAAGCAACATCGCGCTTAAGGCGCCAAAACCAGCACCAAGGCCGGCGGCAA